GTATCAGGTTCAGCAACCCCGAATGTAAGACCAGTAGCACAAACATCTACATAACTACCTGAATCGTAACAAGGTGAACAAATGCTCATAGGTATCTTTTTAAAATTGAATTTACAAAGTAACGGAAACAATCAAGAAAATCTGCTCTCTCTGATAAGTTTTTTCTGTTTGATTTAATGATACCACCATCAGCATTACATTGTACTTGTTTAGCATCGTAAACGAATCCTTTGCACCTAACTGAGTTGACCTTTACATCAAGTCTTGTTAATGCGTTATTGCAGTCTATTCGACTATTATAGTGCGTAGGGTTAGCTGGTATGATTATCTGTGAGTCAGCAAGGTGTAACCTACGTTTGATTTGGGTATAAGCAGAACTATTATCACGTTGTTGAATGCTGCGACCATTACCCATTGCATCTCCAGTTATCCTAAGTAGACCACGTGGTACATTAAGACTTTCAACATAATCACAGAATGCATCAATGCTACCTTTGTCAATGTTAATTTCACCAACTACTGAACAGCCCTTAGTTGTATGTTGCTGAATGATTAATGCTGATAGTGGATTAATATTAAAATCGACTGATATAAATACTGGTAGGTTAGGATTGATGGTTAGTGAATCGTCTATGTGCCTATCATCATCCCAAGCATAAAGGAATGGATTATTAACTTCATCCATTACATCCCAATCACCTTCAACAAATCGTGCGTACTGAATGGGTGGTAACTCTTTAAGTGACTCTAAGTAGTCTTGACTGATGTATGGGTTATCGGTGATGCGTGAGTTAATGTAAGACCACTTATCAGGTAGTGTATTGTTTCTCCACCTTTCATAGATTACTGACTTGACCCAATTGTTAGCTGGGTTGCAAGTGGCAAGACAAACGATTGGTGGTTGACCTATAGCCTTATTCCAACTACCTATCCTTTCTTGCACCTTATAGAAGGTTGCTTCTTGTAACTCATTCACTTCATCTAACCCAGCACCATTTACTTCTAACCCTCTGAATCTGTTTAAGTCTTTGTCATCGTCGAATGATTCAGCCATGAAGATTAGTTCTGAGCCATTAACGAACTTAACTACATTAGTTCCTAAGTGCCACTCCTTGACGTATGCATTAAGACCATCAGCAAGTATTGAACTAAATGATGGAAAGGTTGTACGTTTAAGGTCAGGTAAGGTCTTACGAATAATTACCCATCTTGAGCGTGGATACTTCAATGCTAATGCTGATAATGTAATAAGTAACCACCAAGTCTTACCACCACGAATTGCACCACCAAAGACTATTACTTTCTTTTCACCATTGAGTGCTAACTTGTATGCTTTCGATTGTCTGCTGGTTAGCGTTATGTTCATTCTTCATCATTACTTGCCGTTAGTGTTATTACTAATGGTTGAGAGACGTTTAAGTTATTATCAATGGTTTGCTTTGCTTTGCCGTATGCCCTATCTAATAAGACCTCTGCTGCTCTAATATCTCCTTTGGTAGCCTTTGCCCTCAATGCCTTTAATATTGCTTCTGCTGCGCTTAAACCATCCTTTTCTTCGCCCATTACCTCAGCAAGTAGTTTGTCTAACTCAGGCAACTTACGAGGTCTGCCATTAGGGTTTAAGGTCTCACCTTTCTTCATCTTCTTACCATCGTGAGGGAATGCCATGTCGTCTGTATTTAGTCTGTTATTTAATTAGATTAAGAAACTCATTACGAGCCTTACTATCTTCTTTAAATACACCAATCATCTTTGATGTCATAGTCCATGTATCATGCTTTTTAACCCCTCTCATACACATGCATAAGTGTTGTGCTCTTAATGTAACTGCTACACCTTTTGGATTAAGTTCTTTTTGAATCCTTTCAGCTATTTGTGTTGTTATTCTTTCTTGGTTTTGAAATCGGTTAGCATATAGGTCAACACATCTTGCAAGTTTACTTAATCCAACTATCTTACCATCAGGAACGTATGCAACATTAGCAACACCAAAGAATGGTGCTGTATGATGCTCACATAAAGAATAAAAAGGTATATTAGTTTGAACTATCATTTCATCACTACCCTCAGCATCGAATGTTGTAAAGTTAAACTCTTTAGGTTCAAGAAATTCCTTCATGAATTTAATATACCTCTTTGGAGTATCTTTTAATCCTTCTCTTGTTGGGTCTTCACCTAAGTATTGAAGTATTCTTATGAAATTATTCTCTACTGGTTCTTCTTTTACCTCCCATGGAAACACAAGCCATTTATCTTTAAACTCTTCTTCTGTTTGTTTATCGAATAATCCAAGAAATGGTTTGTTATAGTGTTTGTAATCCTCTCTTGTCTTTCCACTATCAATTAAATCATCTATTAGTATATCTGCTTCTTCAGGAGTATTAACTGGATTAAGCATTGCACTAATATACATTCCACCTCTTGGAATACCATAGTACTTAAGGCTCTTATCTAATTTATTTACTCTTATGTTTATTTCTTCCCAAGTTATAATACGTTCCATATTTTATGATTTTGAAGTGATAACTTCCATTTACCATTTTCAATGCAAAGATTGATACAATGTTTCAGATTTTCGCTATTTATATTGAAACCATCTGAGTGAGGACTTATCCAATAGTGTTCTGCTTTAATACTTGGCTCAGGTATTGATTGACCTTTATGCCTTACATATCTTAATTCATTTACTCCCTCTGGAAAGTTCTTAGCAATAATGTGTTCTGCTACCTTAGGTGATACACATATAAAGTCAATACCATTAACACATGGTTGTAGTCCACTTGTTTCTATTGCTTGATAATAGCCTAATGATTTAAAATACATCACTATTTCTTCTGTTAGCTGGTCTAATGGTTCACCACCAGTCCATGTTATCTCTTTACATTGAGAGGCATTATGTTCTAACCATTTAACAATTTCTTCTAAAGACATTTCTTTACCGCTTTCAAATTCGGTATCACATTTAATTCCTGATGCAGCACATGCAAATTTGGTCTTGCAACCCTGAAGTCTAATAAAGATGGTAGGTGTTCCAATTCTTGCTCCTTCACCTTGCAGCGAGTAAAAAATTTCTGACACTTTAAGATTCATATATTACTCTGCTTGATTTAGTTTCTCCTAATTCAATTTTTGAAATAGGTAATTGTGTTTCATTTTTAATTCTGGTGTAAAGCCAGATTGCTAAATTTTCTGCTGATGTAATGAATGGTAATTTTAAATAAGGCTCGTTAGCCATATTCAGAACATCACATAGTGGGTCTTCTTCCCATAGCAAGAACCAATGACAATGCTCTTTAATAATTGGTTCAACCAATTTATCAATGTCTGAAAATAGAGTAGTGATGCCATCATCATTTATTTTATCAAATTTAAAATGACAAACAACATCGTAGGTGTGACCATGAATTCGTCCGCATTTTTCCCCTCCAGCTGGGTTGCGATGTGCCGCATAGAAGTGATATTTTTTCTCAATACTTATCATAACCAATTATTATTTTTTGCTTCATAATAGCCTCTTACCCTCAACTCAGTAGCTGGGTTATTATTAATACCCATGCCCCACTCATTCATTGTCTCATTTCCATTGTAATCTGTTAATGTATCATTAATGATTACATCTAAGCAATTTAAATCTTTTGCCATTTTCCATGTCTCTGCTTTATTCAAATACATTAATGGAGTATGTATTCTGATATCACCAATGCCTATACCTAATGTCAATGTTAATTGCTGAGAGTCAATAGTATTTCGTCTGCAATCTGGATAGCCTGAGTAATCAGTTTGACATACACCAGTGATGATATCATTTATACCTAATGAAGCTCCATAGGAGGCCGCAATAGTAAGAAATAATAAATTACGTCCAGATGTGAATGACGATGGTAAATCATTATTTATTTTGCTTCTTTCGTTATGATTGGTTTTATCTGTTAAACTACTTGATGCTAATAAACCTTTGATGTCAAATATCTTATAACTAATATTTGCATCATGAGCAATCTTCTTTGCTTGTTCTAATTCTTTTACGTGCATCTGACCATAATCAAATCCAATTGCATGAATTTCATCAAATCGACTTTTTGCCCAGTATAAGCATGTAGCACTATCTTGACCACCGCTCAATAATAAAATTGCTTTCATTGATTTATAAATTATGTTCTGCGTACTTAGAATATTTTACCCATTCATTAAAATTATTTATTGCTGTTTTTTTTGTTATAACCCTCTGTCCAGTTTTTTTATTTTGCTTTTTCATTGTTTGCCCATTAAACCAATATACCGAACCAAACCTATTACCACTCAACCAACTTGTACTATCTACAGAATAAAATTTATATTTTTTTAAACCTTCAAGATTTGTAAAACCCAACCCATGAACTTTACAACCTTGTTTTTTTGCTAAGTCAAGTAAAGTAATAAATATATTATGTTGTGATGCTTTGATTTCTTTTGTTACAATACCTCCAATAGCAACATACTTATATTTTTTAATCATGTCTTTCCAATAATCAAGACCTCTACTTTTGTGCCATACTGGTATACTTTGCTTATTTGTTAATGATTCTAATTTATATCTTAACCTTTCAACTTCTTTTATACCTACAATACTATCTATATCTAATTCGAAAAAATTATCTACACTATAAGTATTTATAAAGTTTGCGTATTTGACAATATAATCATCCCAATCTACTACTCCGTTATTCTTATTCATAAATGTAAATGCACCACTATCAAGTAGAAATGATTTATATTTACTAATATTTTTCTCTTCACCTTTAATGTAAACAAAACTTTCTAATCTATAAAAGTCGTAGAAATTATAATTCTCCCAACATATTTTATTCCATCCACTACCTGCTAAATATATTTTCACAATCCCAATAATTTATATATTACACTTTCCTTACTACCTGATAGTGAAATAAATGCTTCATTGACCTTCTTGTATTCCTCTTCGGTATATTCCAATACTATTTTAAATTTTTGTTCTTTTTCTGATTCACCATTATCTTCAAAGAAATCATCTAAGTTAACTTCGCTATTTGGCTGCCATACATCCAATCCCCATTCACTTAACTGCTCTGCATCCCATTCCGATTGAATAATTGTCCAATCCCATTCACCACCACTTACATTATCTTTAATTAAGAACTCACGCTGCTGGTCTTCGGTTAGGTTATCTGCAATTATAATAGGTACTTCTTTTAATCCAGCCTCTTTACAAGCCTTAAGTCTCATATTGCCACCAAGCACTACCATATCTGAATTAACAACGATAGGACGTATCTCAAGCATCTGAGGTAAGTCTTTTATAGACTGAACCAACTTAGCAAACTTTTCATCTTTTATAAGTCGTGGGTTGTTTGGATTGACTTTTACGTCTCCAATCTTTACGCTCTTTGTTTTAATCATATTGCAAATGTATTTATTTTATCAAGTGATATGAACTTCTGTAATTCAAATCCTTGTGCCTTAAAGTTCATAGTGGTGCAATGTTCAATAAGATAATCTTTAGGTATGAGCCATCTACTTTTTTCATCTACTATCTCAACCTTGTCAAAGGTCACACCATTTTCAATCAGGTAATAGTTTATGCCATAAGAGTTATTAACTCTCATAAGGTGCTTAGACCTAGACCTAACCAGTCTTAATGTCTTTGTTGCTTTATCAATCTGACCTATGGCTCTCTTCTTACCATCAGCAAGAAGTAGGAATAAATTTATTACTGAATCATTATGAGTAGCAAGTAACTTATTACCACTACCATCTTCAATTGTATGGGTTTTGTTCATAGCTGGTAGGTATCAATTCGTTTCTTAACCATATCAATAAACTTATCCATCATAGCTGAATAATAATTATTGAAGTCTTGGTAGCCTTCAGGATTGCGTTCAAACAATACGTATAGGCATGACCTCAACCTTTGACTTGGTGTCTTAGAACCCATCTCTTCTGCATCTATCTTCATTGCCTTGAGTAACTCTTCATCGTTGTAATTGAATGCCTCACCTTTGAATGCCATAACACCTACACCTGATGTCCATTGGTTGAATAGTTCAGCAGCCTTTGCTGGAGATAGTTCTTGTGTACCAATAACTACCTTTAAGGTTTTGTCTCTTCTTGTTGCAACAGATTCAATTGCACAAGGTATAAGTAGTAGGTTACTATCCATAAAACTGATTGTAAAAGTCTAATGATGCTTTAGGTGCATACCTTTCTGTTTCGCTATCTTCAAGTCCACACTCATAAGCACCCATTACTTCCATCTTATGTTGAGATTTTAACTCTTCATAGTTGGTATTGAGCCATTGGACAAAGTCATCAATGGTTAATTCATTTTGTCTCTCAAAGATTAATTCAATAGTTGATTGTTCAGCAGCCATAGTGTTCAGATTTAGTTGGTTTACTTGATTTGTATTCATTACTAACCTTATCAAGATATTCTTTTACCATTACCTTGATTAGTTCCTTATGCGATGTTGGTATGCGAAATGTGATGTTAATCGTGCGTTCACCATACTTGAATGGGTGACCAGCACCAAGTCTCTTACCACCTCTGTTATCTTTTTTGATTTGTTCCATAGTCAACAAATATAGTTATTATATGATTATGTTTTACATTTAGTGCAATGTATCTTACCATGATAGACCTTAGCAAATTCGCATTTACCACTTCTTATCTCGTAATAGGTCAAGTCACATTCAATTGACCACATCTGACGAAATGGGTAAGAGGTATTGAATAACACCTCAAACTGATTATAAGTCAAGTTCATTTCATCCAGCATTACAAACGGCTCAGTAAGGTGCTTATTAAGGTAATTGCTATACTCAGAATGGAGTATCATCTGTTTCTTTATTCCAGTCATTATCTGTATAATTTCTTAGGTCTTTAGCTGGTTTGGGCAAATAACTACTACCAACATCGTGAGTAGTTACATCTGTGAAGTTGGTCATGTTAGGTGAATGTCTGAACTCAACTACTCCAGTTGCTCCTTGCCTATGTTTCTCAAATAGATAGAAGATGTGATTGGTGTATGGGTTACCATCGTCATCATTCAATCCATAGTATGAAGGTCTCCATACAAAGGCTACACTATCTGCATCTTGCTCTAATGAACCTGATTCTCTCAGGTCAGATAAGATTGGTTTCTTATCAGGTCTTTTCTCCACCTCACGACTAAGTTGAGCAAGTGCTATGATAGGTATACCAAGTTCTTTTTGTGCTGCTTTTAATGTTCTACTTATCTCAGCTACCTCTGCTTCACGATTGCCACCTTTAAAACCTTCTATGGTCATTAGTTGTAAGTAGTCAATGATAGCCCACTTACACCTTCCTTTTCGATGTTCACGTTTCATTACCCTTATTGCCTCATGTACTCCACACCTTGCCTTATCGTAGATTAAGAATGGTGCTTTCTCTATGTTACCAATTACCTTTTCAAATGAATGTAACTCAGATTGACTAAGATTGCCATCACGTAACCTTGAAGAGTGGATTAAGTCACCAGCATCTTGAAGTATTAATCTTTGACATAATTGGCTCTTATTCATTTCAAGGTTGAAGTAGATACCAGCCTCACCGCTTTTCATACCATGAAACAATGCTAATGCAGTTTTACCCATACTTGGTCTACCAGCTATGATTATGAACTCAGGATGAAAACCACCAGTAAACTTATTAAGTGACTTTAGACCAGTCTCAAGACCAGTAGTCTTACCTGATTGAGTTAAGGCTGCTCTTCTGTAATATGCCTCACGTTCATCATTGGTTAGTTCAGATAGGTCAATGATATTATCTGAGTTAGTACCAGTATCAAGTAGGTTGGTAAGTGATTTGATGATTGATGTGGCAGTAGTGTATCCATCAGTATTAGCAAGTCCTAATGATTGCTCAGTTACTATTGATGCTATTGACCTCTTGATGTGATTGTCTTTAAGTATAGCTATGTATTCATTTACTGGCTCATTGTAGGTCAAGTTGTTTGACCACATCACTATCTCAGATGTTTCTTTAGGAGTGAATTTATCAATCTCGTTTGATGTCATAAAGAAGTTGACCAAGTTAGGTGTAAGACCTTTGTCAATGGTTTTCTTAATTACTTGGTAACATCTTGAGGTAAGCACCTCATTGAAGAGATGCTCACCAAGTTGTGGTATAAGTTCTTGGTGGGTTTCACCAGTCAACAAAATACCTATAAGTGCTTGTTGTGGGTTAGTCATTGGTTAAAGTAAAGTGGGTGGTCGTTAGCCACCCTTGATTATTAAATTTGTATTTACTGGCATCTCAATGCTTTTGATATTTTCCTACCAACTAAATACTCTTGTGGAGTGCTTCTACCACCCTCATCAAATATCCCACTTGCTTTATAAAAATCATAAACAATGGATGTGAATTTATCATCTTTTGCATTGTAGCCAAACTCAACATTAATACCGCTAATAATTGCAGTTCCAAATTGAATTATACCTCTTGTTTCGTTAATCTTAATTTTTTGAACTTCCATAATGAGTAATTGATTAGTGAATTATTGATAGGCAAATATAAAACCTTTTTTTGATTGTGCAATACATTAATCAAATTATTTTTAATTATTTTTTATACGTACTGATTTTTATTTTTTGTACTTACAACTATTTTACATCGTCACCTACATAATGTTGACCTTGAGATGAACGATTAAACACTATTGGTGCTTGTTTGACAAAGGTGTTAGTGTTATTAGTCTTCAGTTCAAATATGCCTATCCAGTTATTCTCTATTGAGTTTTCAAGAATCTTAATAGCAACATCTTTGTTAGCCTTAGATAGTTCTTTAAGTTTCTTAGTAAGTAACTCAACTGCATTCTTAGTAGGTATTTTTTTCATATTGATTCTCATTTGAATATAGTTGATGAAGGTCTTGTTAAGAAGTTCATCAGTTCCTAAATATTTTTCAGTCTCAATCAACTTGACAAAATCATTTATAGATTTTGGCTCTTTGTCTTTCTTATTTTTATCCTTATCATTATCTTCATCCTTATGTTTATCCTTATCCTTATAGGCTTCTACTTCGCTTTCAATTCGCTTCACTTTCGCTTCTGATTCGCTTATTGTTTGCTTTGTCTTTGGTCTACTTCCATTGATATAGTTAGTATTACCTTTCTCAAGAACTGGTCTTATAAGCCTCCATATAGTCAATGATAGACCACTTAATGTAGGTTCAACAAAGTCTAATGAGTATTCAAAGATTGCATTGTATAGCTCTGCCTGATTCTCCTTAGGCAGTTCCTTTATAGATTCAAACATTGACCTATAAAAGATGCATGTATCACGACAATTCATTTTCATTTTCTAATTTAGTTACCCATTGGTTAATGTCTTCTAAATCATTAAATTCACTCAATGACTCTTCAATCTCTTCACCAGTTTGATAATTAGTCCACAATACATAAACATCTTCTCGTTTCAAATCACAATTGATAGGAAGATAAAGGCTGAAGGTATAATCTTCCAGCCATAAATATGTGTATCCACTATTTTGGTTTACATCTAATTCACCATAGCAATGGATATCCATTTCTAAATCCTTTGCCATTAAAATTAGGAAAGTTGCCTTTTGAACTTCCCATTTAGTCATTTTTTCAAAATTTGTTGTCATAATTTTTAGAATTAAAAAGCCCTATGAGGACTGCGGTAGTAGCGACCATGAATTAATCTCGGTCTCGCAGTCACCATAGGGCGACAATGTTTTTTAATTCATTCAGGCTACTACCTCTGAATGGTACTAAGTTACAAAATTATTCTTGATTAAGATAACTCTCAATCACTTTTATTGTTTCATCTACTCCAGTAGAAAACAATGCAGCATAACCAACTTCATTCAATGCTTTCAATACTTCTGCTTGGCGTTCTGTATGCTCATTAGATTTGAGTGTACCATCTTTCTTAAATGGGTTAGCCTTATCTGTTTTAATCTCAATAAATAGACCAGCAAAGTTACCTTTAGGTATAGCAATGAATAAGTCAGGGTAACCCTTGATTGGATTTTGCGCTCTATGTTTGTTTGCCATGTATGGACTTAGATATAGACCAGCAGCAAAGTCAAATCTGAATATTACCTTTGGGTGTTTGATTGTTAGATACCTTGCTATTACCTTGTAAATTTCTGCTTCTTGACTCATGTAAGTACAATTTATAGTTATGAATGATTTGCTCTCTTGAATTGTTTGCAAGGTAAAGATAGTAGTCTAATTCGTATACTGGCATCCAATCAAATCTGTATGACTTAGGATAGAGCATTAGTAACTCTTTCTCAGAATAGTTGACATCAACTTTAGGTGCTTCATCTTTAAGTTCAACACCAGTAATCTTAGACATCTGTTTCTGAATCAGCAGAGTCAACTTATTATGGTTGATGTCAAGGTAGTTTGCTATTTCATTTGAACGTAATTCACCACCACACAAGAACCATCTACTAACTCCAATAACATACCTATCTTCAATCTCTTTAAACTTGATTGACTTACCCGTTAAGTATTCTATGTGTTCGATTAGTTCAGACTTCATCTTTTAATAATTTTTGTATTGTTTTATAAGGTGTATAAATTATAAATACTTCTTCACTTTTCAAATAAACAACACATCTATTAGGATTTATTTCAAATTTATCTAATTCAACATATTGTCTAAATGCAGTAATATCTTTAAGTCTTATTGATATATCAACTGGAATTGATTTCTCTATACCAATTTCTTCAAGTTTTCTATTAAAGATATCTATTTGTGTTTCGATTAGTTCAGAATTCATAAGATTTTTTATAAAAGTCTTTACCATCTTTATATTCTACTTTATTCCACTCTGAAGCACCTTTATCATATGCCTCTTCAATTTGCATCTTTTCAATGTCAATATAAAGATTTTCAATTATCTCTATCACTTCAGGGCATTTTTGCATTAGTAGTTCGTGAGTCTTCAGCAATTCAACTAACTTCATTACTGATGTTTTCTTATCGTTAAAGTCCATACTTCAATATTTATAAGATGAATTAAAATGTGATTTGAGTTGGTCAATGTTTTGGTCAAGGTATCCAGTAATTAACTTACGTGCTTCTAATATTTCTTGGTCTGAATGTCTATACACTAAGATAGTATCTGAGTTACTACCTAACCTTTTAGACCTTGATGTTACACCAATGTAAAAGAAGTTCTTAGGGTCTATTCCAGCTATAAGGCTATACCAAACCGCCTGAATGTGATTGTAGTGCTTGACCATGTCAGAGGCAAACACATCTAAGGTTCTTGCTGATGTAGTTTTTATATCTGCTATCACATTCAATTGTGAATTGTAGATATCAAACATTGCTTTACCTTCTATGGTATGTCTACCTACTTGCACCTCTTTAATCATTGGATGCTCATTGATTGCACCATTCATAATCCTTGATGCTACTGGGTGGCTACCTATTGCTTTGTGTACGTTGTATGCCTCAAGGTTCATCTGTTCAGGTTTCAAATCTAACAACTGATGGTGTAAACTAACACCTAACTCTAAGGCTACTTTTGCATATGATATGTCACCAGTATAGTGTTTCTTGATTCGTGAGCAAGATAGTGCTGGAAAGTAAACGAATTGGTCTCGTGTCATAACTTAACGTATTACTTGTGTTTTATGTTCGTATATTTCAATACCATCAATCTTTACTACACCGCACTTTTCCATAGCCTTTGCAAGTGGTGTAAGCAGTTCTTGGTAGTCTATACATTCAGCAGCGAATAATACATTAAGTACCATTGACCAGTTCACTTCACCATTGATTCTTGCTTTCTTAGTAACTCTGATGTTTTTAGGTTGCTCAGTATTGATGCTAACTGCTTGGTCAACAAAGTAACCAGCTAAAGTATTGAATACATAAAAGGGTGCATCTTCTAATGCTTTCTCAGATTCAATCCTTAGTTTTTCATTTGCCTCACGTTGTACCCTTTCTAACTCTTCATTGTAAACTAACATCTTACTCTTAGCAGATTCAATGTACTTCTTAAGTGGCTCAACTGCTTCTTTCTCCACGTCCATAATTTGCTTCTTGTATGCATCAAGTGGTGAGGTAATAGCCTTACGACTGGTTTCAATTGATTTAACGACTTCATTTGCTAATTTGATAGTATGCTCAGTAATATCATAAGATAGTTTGTCTTCAACCTTAGATGGTGCATCATTGATTAGTTGTTGAGTCTTCAGATTATTAGGGTCATTAATAACTTGGTATAGCGAATCTATTTTTAATGTGAGTTCTGCTTTCATAGTAAAGGGGTTTTTAAAGGGGGCATTATTTACCCCCTTATTAATTAATTAAAAAGGTAATTTAGTTGGGTCTTCTGAGTCACCTTGCATCCATTCAAAGTCACTTGGGTTAACTGGTTTCTCTACTTCAAATGTTGGTGGTAAGTTGCTAACTGAATACTTAGTATCATTCATTTGAGATTCCATGTAAGCTATAAATTCATCACTCAACTTAATCTTATCCTGAACAAACTCAGGTAACTTTCTGAATGCATCCATATCAGGTTGCTGAGTTGAGAATACCAATTGTGGGTTAACCGCTGGTGGGCATACCATACCCTTAGGAACTGGTGTAATAGTTTGAATATTGGCAAAGGTCTTATCACCGCTTTGTTTATGAATGATATTAACCATGCATTCCTTACCAAGTAAATTAAAGATGTTAAATGACTTAGCCTCATTATCGGTTAAGGTCTTACCCATCATTGAATGCACATCTTTTCTTAGGGTGCTTTTCTCGTGCATTGATAAGGTATACATATTACGTGCGTAGAATGGCTGCTCACCCTTTTCAGGGTCAAATACTGCCGTTTCTAATGGTAGTTCAAATAATACTTGAACCTTTCTTTTCTTACCGCCAAACTGACCAGTTTGTTCAGTTGTACCTAAGTCAATGATTTGATAGATTCGTGCAAGATGCATTCCTACTGGTGCTATCTTATTTGAATAATTTGATTCGCCTCCTACTGGAGCATTTAAAGTTGGTAACATAATTGATTTGGATTTATTGATTAAAAATTAAAGTGATTTAAACATAATGTGTGATGCCTCTTCTAACTTAGCCATTGCTTTGTC